CGTTAGCTCTATTTAAGTTATCTTTAATCGCTAACGCTTGCGAAGATGTATCTCCATAAGTTGCTATAGTATTTAAATATGATTGATTTATCTTTTCATAATTTGTTTTTGTTTGATTATATTTATCTAATGAATACTGGTCTTCAAATGTAGCAAAACCAGGTATTGCATCAATAATAGTAAAAATATTTAATTTGCGTAAAAAATAAATATAATTAGTAGAATTTGCTAACACAAAACTTCTAGATGTATGAGGTGCTAGCAATCTAGTTAAATATAAAGGTTCTTCTAATGTACCGAATAATATTGTATTTTTTACAGAAACATTTATAATTTTATTTAAATCTATAGGTTCGCCATTTTGTGCATAACCAGAAGATGTAAATTTCCATTGATCTAACGCATTAGACATAGCTGAATCAATATTACCAGATTCACCGTCAGTAACTAAATATTCAACTAATATAGTAGATCCTAATGATGGAACTTTTCCATTATATCCATTGCCAAAAAATATATCTAACCCGCCAGTTTGGCCAGTTTTAACTATACAAGATTCTGAATTAAATACCATATCTAATATAGAAGATTCTGTTGTCCATTTTTTACCATCAACAAATACATTAACGAAATAATTATCAATGGTTGCACCTTTTTTAGTAGAAAAATTAAAAGATTGTAATGGATCACCCGAACCTGTAGATTGTTGATATTCTAATGTTCCTTGTAATACATTAAGATCTAAAAAATTATTAATACTGGTTAAATTTAATTTGGCTTCTTCTCCAGGTAAAATTATAGTGTAATTTAATCCATTTGATTTATTGGTTAATGTAGTATAATTAGGTATAGTTACTATATTTGCAAAAGATTCGAGCTTGCCTCCGCTATAATCTAAATGTAAAGTTCCCCTAGCTGCCATACCTCTAGATGGGTTATGTCCAGTTAAACTAGCTAATCCTTTAACACTATTAGATCTGGTTGCAGTTAAAATGTTTAATTCTGTAATAGAATCTTCTATATAAAATAAAATCATTCTACCGTAATTTAAAACATTTTGTAATAATTGTCCCATAGGAGACGCCATGGTAAAATATTGGCCAACATCACCATAAGTATTTGATATAAAATTTATTGAATCTTGATATAATTCATTTAATCTTATTCTACTTTCTTTAAAAATATTCATACTATTTTTTATTTTTTATATACCAAATAATTTACCGAACTAACACACCAAAAATTTTCACATCATCAATAAAAATATCAACAACACAATAATCATATCCATCTGCTTTACCAAATGAAACACTAGGACGAATCTTATAATCAGCAGATTCTATTACATATTGACTTATTTGATTTGTTATGTCTTCTTCTAATTTAACTTTATTAATTCTAGTCTCAAATATTAAATCTTCTAATCCTAATCCAAAATTTAAATCACCAATACATTGTCCTTGTTTAGTTCCAAAAATCATTTTAATTTTTGAAATGATAGTTTCTATAGGATCAGAATGTTCTAATACATCTATACGATAGTTTGGATCTTCTGGGTTTCGTGTATATATGTCGCGTATCATTTAGTTTTATTTTATATATCTATGAAAATTAAAAAGGAGATTTTTTAGATCTCCTTTTTAATAATTATATTAATCTTGGATAATAACTTTCTGCATACATAGCTTGTTTCATTGCCAATGACTTTCTTTTAGGATGAGATGATCCAACTTTAGGCATAAGTTTAGCTTCTTTACCTTCTGCTTTTCTTTTAATTTCTTCTTGCTTTCTTAATTTTTCTTTTTCTATAGGAGGCATCTCATGAGGAATATTTATTTCTTCTTCAGTCCTCATATACCCTCCAGTATATTCATCAATCGGTATATATGATATTTCACCTACAGTAGGCCCCCATGAACCCCAAGAATCACCAGCTTTAATAGCTTCTATATACTTATCTGCTGGGATTTCAATTAACCACTCTGGATCATTTAATATATCAGTATCAATAGTAATATCAGTATCAATAGTAATATCATGATATGCTTTAAGTTTTTCTTCAATTAATTTAATTACTCTAATTAAATCAACATGATCTTTTGGGAATTTCCAAAATGTTATAACTTTCTGATCTAGGAATAATCTCCCAGAATTCTTAGTTCTTCCTAATCGTTTCCCTTTAAATCTAATATCATCATGTATATCACCATAAAATCCAAGAATACATGTGTCTTTGTATGGAAAAGCAAATGGTATAGCTCCTTCATCATTATATTCAATATAACTATTTGAGTTACGATGAAATTCTTCTTTATCATAATATTCTTTCCATTCAGTTGGCAGCATTATCGCATTTGGATTCTCATTCAATCTTGGATAATAACTTTCTGCATACATAGCTTGTTTTAATTCTAATGGTTTTCTTTTAGGATGAGATGAACCAATTTTAGCTAGTGGTTTAGCTTCTTTACCTTCTGCTTTTCTTTTAATTTCTTCTTGCTTTCTTAATTTTTCTTTTTCTGCAGGAGGCATAATATGAGGAATACTCATTTCTTCTTCAGATCTTTCAAATCCACCGTTATAATCATGTACTGGTATATACTCTTGCGACTTATCACTTAGGCGAATTTCGCCCCAGCTTCCAGGAGAAAAATGCATTTGTTCACGTTTATTAGGTATTTCTACTTTCCATTCATAATCATTCCATATATCAAATCCAGTTAATTCATTTAAATCATTTAATAAACTCTTAAAAGCTTTTTTATTTTCAGGGAACCTCCAAAAAGTAATAACTTTGTATTTAGGAAATAATCGCCCGGAATCTTTACCTCTAAATGAACCAATGAAATTAGCTTTTGGATCGTCTCTCATTGCAGATTGCAATAAACCATCATGTGTTTCATTACCTACATATAATTTATCATCATTTCCGTATCTAGAAAAAGCTAAGGTGGATCCAAACCAGCTTACTGCTTTTTTTAATTTTTCATCCCATATCTCATTTGGATTCTAATTCAATCTTGGATAATAACTTTCTGTATACATAGCTTGTTTATAATTTAATGGTTTTCTTTTAGGATGTCCAGATCCTATCTTAGGCATAGGTTTAGTTTCTTCACCTTTTGCTTTTCGTTTAAGTTCTGTTTGCTTTCTTAATTTTTCTTTTTCTGATGGAGTTAATGTATGAGGTGTTTTCATTTCTTCTTTAGATGCATCATCAGATCCAACATAATCTTGTAAGGGTATCTGTTTAACTGTTTTTTCATTATAAGTATCCCATGAATGTATGTCCGTTATATCAGAATCTATCTTAATATCAATCATAAATTCAGGATCATCCCAAATAACAACTCGACGATTTTGTTGTTCTTCTAACGATACTTCTAATTCTTTTATGAATTTTTTCATATCAGCGTTATTTTTTGGATATGTCCAAAAAGAAATATATTTATGGAACAACCAAATTCTTCCAGGAAACTCAAACGTACCTCTAGATAAAAATCCTGACATCTTTGAATCTTCTTTAATTTTTTGTATTATATCATGATGAGTTTCTCTTATTGTACTAACTAACATTTTATTATCATAAATACCGAAAGCGTATGTTAAATCGGCGTACCAATCAACTAATGATTTAAAATAATGTTGTGTTGGATGCATACCCATAATTCTGTCTGGACTTTCGTTCATTTTAGGATAAAAACTTTCTGTATACATAGCTTGTTTCAAATCTAAAGGTTTACCTGGTTTTTTAGAACCAATACCATCAGGTACTTTTTCTTTTTTTAACACAGGAGACAACATGTGTTTTAATCTCTCTGGTGCATTATCATCGTTACTAGGGAACGTTGGATAATTATCAATAGTTCTATTATTCCAAAATCCTGTATGTACTTCAATTGTCATTGTTGGTATATCAATATTAGGAAATTGTTTTTCTAAATAATCTAAAATTAATAATAAAATTTCTTTTGGTGGATATATCCAAAAAGAAATAACATTATGATTCGGCCATATGCGACCTTGATAAAACTCGAAAAGCTTACCATCAGTTATCCCATTATCTAAATGGCCGTGAATTTTACCAGGAGCTGATATTTTTACTTTTCTGTCAATATTCATACCAAATGCATGCGCTATATCTTTACCTGTAGAATTAGAATAATATATTTCTCTTTTATAACCATTATCGTCAGCTAACTTATAGACGTCTGGACTTTCGTTCATTTTAGGATAAAAACTTTCTGTATACATAGCTTGTTTCAAATCTAAAGGTTTCCCTGCTTTTTTAGATCCCACGCCATCAGGTACTTTTTTATTCGCTTTTAATATAGGTGATAATATGTGTTCAATTCTTTCTGGGGTTTGATCGTGAGGGTTTCTGATAATTGGATAATTATTAATAGTTTTATTTGCCCATTCACCCTTTCCAGGCAAATTATGACTAAGATATATTTCTATAGTCATAGTTGGTATATCAAGGTCAGGAAATTGATTTTCTAAATAATCTAAAATTACTAGTAATATTGATTTTGGTGGATATTCCCAAAATGAAACAATGTTATGATTCACCCAAACACGACCTTGATAAAACGCAAAAGGCTTATCAGTTCGTGACATGTCCATTGTATCATGAGCTAATCCAGGTTTGGTTGTTTCTATTTCGCCATCAATATTCATACCAAAACCATATGCTATATCTTCACCATCGCGGGTTCTATATTTCAAATCTGTATGCATTTTATCTTGGAAATGATATGTATCTGGGTCTTCGTTTAACATATTTCTCATTATTTAATTTTATTTTAAATGATTAGTAGCTAATAGGTCAATTAAAAAACATAAACCAATCAGGAGTATTATCACCATTAATTTTTTCTTTAAGTTCTTCTAATTCTTCTTTACCTTCTGTTCTCCATTGTTCAAAGTTAATAGTTACGTTTCCTAACAAATTATAATTAAATGTTCCAAGAATTCTAGCTAATGATATTTTCGTTTTAGCTATCATCCATTTGATAACAATTGGATCTTCATAAAAATCTTCATCTGGTATTTTATTTAGAGTTGTAACAAATAAAGATTCTTGTGGATCTCTACCAATTATAACTAATCTACGAGTATTTACATTAAAAGAGGTTTGAATATCTCTTAAATTAAAAGCTTTTGCTAAATCCCAAAAACTCCATTGAATTGTTCTATATGTAATTTGATCTGACGATAATGGAGTTAAATACATATCAGCTGCCATTAATCTGTCAAAATTCATATCCGGGTCATGTATACCAAATGCTCTTTGGCCGCCAGTTAATTCAAAAACAACTTTTATGCCAACTACACATTCAGGCAATTGGAATGTTCGAGTGTTTTTCCATTCTGGAGTTTGATAATACGCTTTATCTAAAATATACCATCTAGTATACCAAGAATCTCTATATTCTCTATATAACCAACGTGACTCTAGGTCGATGATACGTTCAATTTCTCCATCTGGAGGAGAAAATGGTAAAGATTGAAATGCAGTTATTTCTCCTTTTATTTCTTCAATTAAATCTTGTTTAGTCATATTATCTTTTTATTTTTTTGTATTCGTTACCATAAACATGAGGGCCGTCATCAACATCAGCCATTTTACGAAACCACTTATAATCATGAATTTCTTCAATTTGAATTCCAGTTGCAGGAGCGTGTAAGATTTCTTCTCTATCAATAATAGTAGAACTTTCATCTAATCTTGCTAATTTACCAATACCTGCAAATTTTATTATAGAAGATTTTATATTACAATTTAACATTTCATTATTATTTTCAACAAAACAATTTTCTATTGAATTTTCGTTATCAATAGTTACTCGATGTAAATATGATCCGTGGATTTTATTACTTTTTACTATTTTAGAATTATATAATCTAGCATTATCAACTTCACAAACTATAAAATTACAATTTTTAACGATCCCTTGTATATCACACTTAACTAAATCAAAATTATTTAAAGTAGAAGATTTTATATATGCATTTCTTAATTGAAATACTGATATATCAGCATCATAATTAAACTCTCCTTTAACCATTTTGTTATTTATTACAGTTTCAAATAAAACATTTCTTATTTTTGGCCAGAAAGTTTTTATTAGTTGTTCATCTAATCTTGCGTTCACTAGTACCTTAATATTAGGAAATAATTTATTAAAAGAATTCATATCATAGTATGCATCTTGAATTTTATAAAATTCATTAGTTAATTTTTCTAACTCTTTTATTTCTTCTTCGTTATATCCATCCTCATTAATACTTTGATACGTTTTTAAAACATAATAATTAACTACTTCTAAAATTTCTTTTTGTTTTTCAGCATAATCTAGTCCACCTATATAATTAAATTCTAATATACCTTTATCATAATTCTTAAAATTAATTCCATAATAATTTTCTTTTGGTGTCCCTATTACATAATTAATGTTTTTAACCATATCTTGTGTATATACAGTTTCAGACATAGGAGTTAATTGTTTTGATGATATACAATAAGGCGAATCTTCCTGAAATGCAAATCTATCATAAATATAACTCTCATCAATTTTAAGAATTAACTTATTAGTATCCATCTGAGGTATAGTAACAAGTGTTTTAAGATGTTTATTATCAAAAGATAAGTTAACTCTCATAAGAGTATCAATAGTACAGTCAGACGTTTCTGATATCCAATTTAATACTTCTTTCATTAAAGTAATAGATGAATTATAATTTTCTTGACCTAGTTTAAGCGAATATCTAGGTTTTTTATCTTCGTATTCTTTTACTAATATAGCGTTATTATAAGATGCTTTGTAACTATCACTATTTGTTAATATTACATTTTTAGTTGTAAGTTTACTTAAATTTTCTACTATAAAGTTAGTATCTTTAGATGAATAAAATTCAAATGTAAATCCTATTTGAGTTGCACCAAATAATTCAGGTAATGTATAACTTCGTGGTTTATTCATTATATGTTTTATTATATTTATTCAAATAAAAAAGGGAGTTATAACTAGTTATAACTCCCTTTAAATTAATTAAGTTAATTTTTATTTTTTTGCTATTTCAAAAACTAATTTATCATCTTTGAATTCCCCAAACATAACATTTATGTTATCATTTATGACATAATTATTTATTGAAATTTTATTCTTTTTAAATTCTTTCAATGGTATTAAACCAGTAATATCATTTATAGAAACAATTGTACCAAATTTCATTACAGCTACAATTTTTGCTACTAATATTTTATCTTGTGATTCGATAATAAATTTCTGAACCTTTTTTAATTTTTCATAAGGATCTTCTTCAGTAAGAATTACTCGTTTATCTTTAGTTACTTCTCCGACATAAAATTCTATTTTATCTCCAGGTTTAAATTGTCTAGAATTAAATAAAGCTAATGTATCGTCATTCATTTTTGAAATATGTAATAATCCAGTAAAAAATTCAGCGAATTCAACAAATATTCCATATTTAGATGCACCTGTTACATGTCCAGTATACTTATTCATCATATCAATTTCAGCTAATTTCTGAGGTAATATATACGAAATATACTTCTTATGTGATACAATAAATGAATTCATATCTTTAAGAAAATCTTCTACCATTACAATAATTTCTTTTCCTACATATGATTGAAAATTGTTTATTTTATTAGGTGCTGCCAAAGATCCTGGCATAAACGCATCTATCCCTTGCACTTCTACAAAGAATCCGCCTTTATTAGCTTCTTTTACTTTAGCTGTATAAGCTTTAGATGGATTAGAAATTTGTCCCATAAATTCATCCCTAATTCCCATTAAATACCCTTGCCATAAAGAAACTTTAATATTAGGGCTGGCTTCAATTACATATGCTAATAAGTGTTGGTCTACTAACTGTTTAATATATAAGTCATTAGACATCTTATTAACAAAACTGTCTAAATCTAAAAATCCAAACATTTGTAAAAATCTTTTTTCTCTATTTAAATCAATAGACACAACTAATCCACCAGAGATTTCTATATTCATTAAATTATCAGTAATATCTATAATATCAGTAATTAATACACAATCTCCTTTAATTAAATCCTTTTTAACTACAGTTTTTGAATGTCCAGTATAAGTATTAAATAATTTTTGAGCATAAGTCTCACGCGAAAAGCATTTTGTTTTGGAATCTACTCCTTGAATTTTTTTATTTGGGTGAAGTTTAGTGCTTCCAATATAACCGTCATCGTACATATCCCAATCAAATTCATTGTGGTTTGTTATCATATTATTTTAATTTAAAATATTTATAAGTTTATTTATATATCTAAGAAAAAATCTTTAATTTATATACTTGAAAATATTTTTAATTTTCTGATACATATTTAATTTTAGATGAATATATAAAATAAATATTTTAAATTATGGAATGGACACCAATAACTATTAATACATTAATTACTCAAATTCCTTCAATTATAGAAAAAAATAATTTAGCATTACAAACATATCTAGATATTTTTTATGATGAAGCTAGAGGTATTATCATAAAACCTATTGAAACTACTGGTAAAATTAAAGCTGGTAATGGTGAATTTGTTAACATGGTTGTTGATAATTTATCTGTCAAAAATCAATATACAAATATATACGATAATATAACAACTGCTGATTATGATTTTTATAAAACATTTACAGATCCTGTGTTTATACCTAGAGTAGCAGATGCAAGTGCTACTATATATGAAAATCCATCATATAAATACATTGATGTAAATAAACCATATTATAAAATAGCTAACGATAGTTCAATTGCATTTAAATCTGATAATTTATCGCAAGTGGTACATATAATATTTGATACATCAACAGCTTTAAGTAATAATTCACAATTCAATTAAATCCAACTAACTCAAGTTTAGATATTAGTATTGGTGTTGCTGCGGCAGATTTAACGTATGTTGAATTAATATTAACTAATTATGATGTATCATGGGGAAGTTATTGGTCATTATACAAATACGGAAGTCTTTAAATTATATTATATATAATTAAACAAACAAAATAAAAGAAAAATATGTCAAATAATATTACACCCTTTGTAAAAAGAATGAGAACTCAAGGTGGAACTATGTACACATTTAGTTCTGCAGTTGAAGATATAGGTTTAAATATTAACGAAAGAAATAATATTGTTGAAATGTCTAATTTTGCATTATTAGATATTCCTAATGTTGAACCTAATAGTAATTTACAACAAAATAAATTTAATGTATTATCAATACCTGGCGCATTAGAAAATCAAGAATTATCAGGTGGTATAAAAGATGGACGCATAGTTATAGCAGAAAGTTTCCAAAATTATGCATTAAATTTAGAGGCAAATTTATTAAATCAATCTAATTATAATCCATCATTACAAAAAACTGTATCTGAACGAGTTTTCTGGAAATGGTTAAAAGAAACTGGTGCAATTAGATGGATTAAAGATATGTCTAATCCAGGATATTTTGTGGAAGAATCTGATACAGACGCATCTTCAGGATATAATTCAATTGTAAAATATATTGGACAGATTAATGCGGGTGCAGTACGTACTGATAATCATGGCACATATAACGAGACTTATGTATTAGTACCAACATCTCATGGTCAAACTTTAAATTATTTTAAACGAAATTATGATGATAATTTCATGTCAGGAATGTCTATTGGGCCAAGTGGAGAAAATATACTAGGAAGAGAATCATATACACAACCTCACCCAGATGGATTAAGTTTATTGGGTCAATATGATCACATGATATCTGATACTTTAATAGGTGGTGTATGGGCAACAGAAACAAATGGCACGCCAGGCACATGGTGTACTGCTCAAAGTAAAACTTTTCCTGATGATTATTATTATGCAACAGATGCATCAGCGATTATTGATTCATCAATAAATTATGTTGTAAAATATACTAATGGGGGAGATACTATAGAATTTCAACGTTCTAATGTTGATGCAATAGAATTAGAATATAATATAGCGAATTTAAGAGATATTGTCGGAGATAGCACATTAACATATGATAAAATAGCTATTGATTATGCAATTGATAATACATTTAACTTTAATGCAATTTTAGTATATTATTCTATTTATAATAAAGCTAAAGATAAAAAAATAGCAACTAATTTATTAGGTGTATTATTTTTAGATACAGCATCAGGAAATACTAGCGGATTTCCTGATATGAATATCACAATTCCAACAATCACAAAATTACAAAGTAATGGAGCTGGATTTGGTTCATCATATTCGTTTAGAATTAATATTAAATCTGATAATATGCTTGATGATACTCAAGCAATTATACAAGATGAATCTACTTCATCTCAAACATCTTTAGAAAATTGGACTGATGTATTAAGTGGATTGAGTGAGTCGCTTAGTATATTAAATCAAAACAGTAATACAATTAATTACATTACTGAACAATATATGAATATATCATCTATTCAAACTCAACAAGGTAATATAATTACAGATTTACAATACCAAATTAATGATGTAGTCGTTGATATAAAAGGAACTAATAATACTATACCATTATTCATAGATGGAGATGATCCATTAGTAGATTCTTCAATTTATATGAGATCAGGAAAAATTGGTATGTTTAATAATGATCCTAAATATGATGTACATCTTAGTGGTGATATAAAAGTTGATGATATACATTTTGAAAATTCTATTAAAGATGCAAGCACAAATACGATATTAAGTTATGATAGTAATACAATAAATTTAGGTTTAAATAATGTATCTAAAGATATTTATTTTTATGCAGGGATTGATACATCACCTAAAGCAGTAATAAATTCAGCAGGTAATTTATTAGTATCTAATACAGTAGTTGCTCCGTCAGCGATGCCATCAGATATAAAATTAAAAGATAATATTGTTACAATTGAAAATTCTCTAGATACAATATTACAATTAAATGGGGTTACATTTGATTGGAAAACAGATGGAAAGCATAGTAGTGGATTTATTGCTCAAGAAATTGAAAAAGTAATACCATCAGTTGTTGATTCAGTTAAACTGATTGGAGAAAAAGATTTTACTAAAGTTGTTCATTATACTGGAGTAATTCCATATCTAGTTGAAGCTATAAAAGAACAAAATAAACAAATCGTAAATTTACGTAACGAACTTAATGAATTAAAAAAATAAAAAATAAAAATGGCAAACGAAGTAAATTCATTCACAGAAACTGTTCAACAATTAATAGAACAAACTAATATTGCATTAGAATTTGCTAGTAAAACAAATAAAAGTTTAACTACGCAAGAAGATTCTGTAAAAATATATACAGAAGAAGAAGATCCTATTACTGGAGATTCTTCCATAGTTACATATTCTATCCCGTCATATAATAAAACTATTAATCAAGTTAATAATCTACAATTAACAATGGATACTTTTATTAAAGGTGATGGTAAAATTTTATTAGGTGATGGTACTAATGGAGGTACCTACAGAGAAGTAAAAACTATACCAGTAGCGATTGCTCCACCTAAAATAATCAATGTTAACTCTCCTACAAGTTTTTCGATTAAAAGTAATTGGTTTTTTGAATCTTTAATGTTTCCTCAACTAATTATTTCATTTGATCTAAAAAATAAAATAGATGATAGATCAGATAGAGTATTAGTAAGAAGATTAATCTTTGATAATACATCAGATACAGAAACTCAATGGTTTTTAGATAACATAGCATCCAATCCAAATTTATCATATTATGATACTATTTCTTTATTAAATTCAAATAATAAAAAATATTGGTTAGATGAAGAGACTCAGAACTTGCCGTTATTCACTAGACCATATTCAGGAAGTTTTAATATAACAGATAAAAAAACC